AGAATTGATATAGATTTATTATATAGACTTACTTATATTACATTTCATTCTTATGACTTATATTAGATTGATTATGAGTTGGCAACCAAGTTGTAATTCTATTAACTTATAAGTCAATAATCTTACGAGTTGGTTGCCACTTTCTTTTTAATAATAATCCTTTTCTTTTTAGGTTCCGGTGAAGGTGGTTCAATCACTTCTTCTTCACTAATATCTTCACTATCATTAAAATCACAATCAAGTTCTTCATTCATTTCTTCATTATCACTATCTTCACACCATTCACTAATATCATAAACTTGTTCTTCGTCTTCATTTTCGGTGGTATTAGTGGTAAAGAAGTTGAATGGATTATATTTATTGTTTGACCATTTCTTATTATACATTTCTTTTGCTTTAATTTCTTCTTCACTATCTTTCTTCTTATTAATACTTTGTGTGGCATTAGACACACCCATAATAGTAAGTTTCTTTCTTTTGCCGTCTTCACCTTTAACATATTTTAACCCTTTACTTGATACTTCCATATTAAATTCGTCTTTAAGAAGTTGGTTGAAAATACCTTTGATTTGTTTAGTATTGAGTGTTGAAAATGTATCTTTCTTTGTAATTCTAATATACCCGTCGGTAAGCATTGTATTAAGTGCCTTCACGTCAATGTTCTCATAATCTTCAATAAGTTTTTCAAAGTCTTTACCACTAAATTCATTATCAATATCAATACTATCACCTTTAATGAAACCAAGTTTATTAAAGAATTTCATAAGGTGCTCATACCTCTTTACTTTCATATCATAATATTCAATAGGCATATTCGTTTCTTGTTTAATATAAGATTTCCATTCATTGAACTTATTAAAGTCATACTTGATTTCAAATAACATTCTTTTAAAGTTCCTTACTTCACTTGCCTTACTTCTTTGTTGTGCCAAGTAATAGAATTCATTAAAGTATTCAATACCCGCACCCATACATTCGGGTTTAATATGAGAATGTTTAAGATTGAATTTAATGAATTGTTTATACTCTTCGTCATTAACAATTTCGGCACTACCACTTTTATCATTTAACCTTTCTTCAATATCTTCTTTCTCACTATTTCTAATGTCTTCAATATCGTCCCACTTCCATTCTTCGTCCTCAATTTCAAGTGTTTCCAAATCCGTATGACTTTCGGTTTTAATGATATTCTCACAAGTCAAATACTTCATAGCAAATCCTTTAAGAAGAACACTACTAATATTGAATTCTAATAGATTGTGAATATTAATATTATAAATCCAATCCAATTTATCCATAGTCTTTAAAGTCTTTGTTTCACTACCAAATAGTTGTGCCTTATATTTATCTTCAATCTCAATAACACCTTCTTTTGTTAGTGGCATAATATCAAGGTTATGACCTCTAAATTTATCATTAATCATAATAACAACGTCTTTACTTGTGAAATCTCTTACACGTTTGTGTGCTTGGATAGTATCTCTAAAATGACAACTTCCTTTATTAACACAATAGATAAATAGATTATCAAATAGATTTGCTTTATTATCATATGAAATACCCGCCGTAATAGTAGGTGTATATAGTAGTGCCTTACAAGTTGCCCATTCTTCATTAACATTAATATCAAGGTTTAGTTTATTTCTATTGTCATATCTTTTTAGTTCGTCTTTACTAATAATTTTTAGTAGTTCTTTTACAATCTCTTCATTCAATTTTTTACTTCCACATACAACCGCAACCCTTTTACCATTCTTTACTTTATCTACAATCATATCAACAAACCTTCCTTTACTATCAACTTCAATAAGGTTTCTTTGTTCATACTTGAAATCATTTTTAAGATAATAACACCTTTTATCTACAATGTCTTCTTTGTAAATATCTTTAATCATATCAAATGACCTTGTTGATAAGTAAGCGTCCATAATCATTACTTTACGACTATCTTTAATCATATTATAAATACTTGTGGCACCTTCAATAGGTTTATTCTTCTTAAACATTTGACCGGTCATATTATCACAAATACTTTCACTTTCGTCAATAATAACAAGGTCATATTTATCTCTACAATAATGGATACTTTCCACACTACAAATAATCTTATCACAATCAATAATATCACTTTTATTTTGAATATCAATATAATTAGTAAATCCAAACTCTTTAAAGTCCGCTTCCATACTTGTGGCAAACGCCCTTTTACAACTAAAATATACAATAGACTTATACCTTTTAAAGATTTGTTTTAGTGAATAACTTTTACCCGTGCCCATAGGTGATTTGATATTAATAATATCATAGTCATTAACAATTTGTTTCATACTAAATTCTTCACATTCAATATATCTACTATTAATAGTCTTTGTTTCACAATCATATGAAGGTGTATCATTAAATAGTGTATCATAAATACTATCGTTTTTACTCATATTCTTATTGTAAATTGAAGCAAGGTTATAAAGCATTTTCCAACCATAACCCTTTGTAGTTGAATTCTTCATAAATTCTTCTCTTTCTTTTTCTTTACTCATTTCATTAGTATAATTAATCCAATTTGAATATAGTTCAAATCCTTCTTCACTATTCTTTGTAATATTACTTACACAATAACCAACAACCCTTTTAACTACTTTACCACACGATTGACCACAACGGCAACTTCCCCTATTATTTACAATAGAATTTAAGTAGTATGAAAGACCGTCTTTCTTTTGACCTCTTACATTGCCCATTTTATAGTCTTTGCCAATATGATTTACATATGATTGAATAATAGTTGCTTCATTAAAATCTAATGAAATCATTTTACCATTGGCACCTTTAACTTTTTTCTTTTTAATATTAACTTCTTCAAATTTAGACACGTCATAGTAGTCTTCATTATCATAGTTAGTTAGTAGAAAGTCTTGTAGTGTATGGTCTTCATTATAAGGTTCTTGAATAATATTACCAAACGCCTTACTTTGATATGGTAGTTTAAACGCTTGACTTTGTTTATATACATTAAAATCCATTACACCATTACGTAGTGGTTCATACTCTTCTTCAAGTGTAATCACATATTGTAAGTAGTTCATAAATTTTTGTTGTTCCGGCAAGTCTTTAAAGAAGTATCCATTAACTACAATGTGCCAAGACACCTTTTTATAGTTATTTTTAATACCTTCTCCATAACAAACCGCAACGTCTTCTTTTGTCATATCAATATCAATAGTTCTTTTAACAAGTTTATTAATAAGTTTAAATACAATCATATTATCTTCTTCACTTTCATATCTTTTATCAATGTCAAAATACATTTTTCTTGGTTGATTAGTGTGTAGAATTTCAAAGAGGTGGTTATTACACTTCCAAGCAATTTTAACAAGTTTTTTATAAGTCATATTACCATAACTTGTATAAGTCTTGGCACCTTTTGCTTCTTTATCATATTTAATAGTAAATTCACCTTCTTCACGGGTATTCATTGCCCAATGACAAGGTGAGGTGTATTTATCTACTTTTTTTAGTTCAATTGCCTTTTCACGGCACACAATATTATAATAGAAGTCTTCACCAAAATTAGTCATTTTTTTACAATTTTTATTCATAGTCATTTTTAGTTGAGAAGTTGATTGATTTTCAAAATCAATTTTTTTTTCAATTTTTTTATTTTGATTATCCATAGTCATTTTTAGTTGAGAAGTTGAGGATTTTTCAAAATCAATTTTATTTTCAATTTTATTAATTGTCGTTTGAGAAGTCATTTTTGTATTAGAAGTTATAGTAGGATTTACTTTCAATTTTTTAAAATCAATTTTTTTTTTTCCCGAATTTAATTCCATTTTATTAATGTTATTAGTTGAGAATGTTTTAAATTGTTTTTCACTTGCCATATTAATTTTTTCATTATTAGTTGAGGATTTTTCAAAATCAATTTTTTTTAATTCCATTTTATTTGCCATATTATATTGATTATATTTATTGATTTTTTCCAAATCAATTTTATTTTCTTCAATATCAATTTTGTTTGCCATATTCGTAGTAGTCATTTTGTTAATAATTAATCTTATAATCAATTTTTTTTAAAAATCAATTTTTTTTAATATTAATTTTTTTTGATATATCCTCTGTATCAAGTAATTGCCAATGATTTTCAAGTAATTTTATAAGAACTATATTAAAAATTATATTCAATTATATTCACTTACGCACAAATTATATTCATTTCTCTGTATCACTATTACCAATAAAATTTAAAGTTTTTATATATAGTTTATTTAATGACCATTATTCAATCCGCACAACTACTATTTGAATTTATATCCACTTCTATTAAAATCCCAAAAAAATCATATATCCAAGAAATCGGCAACCAACTCGTAATTCTATTAACTTTATAGTCAATAAGATTACAAGTTGGTTGCTTGGTTGAGAAGAAAAACTCATAATCATTTATAAAGGGTTGTTTAAATTACAGATAAATAATATCTAATATATATATATAAATATGAGTGATAGAGAAGAAGAAATTTTTGTAAAGGAAGTTGAAAAAACCATTAAAAAACCAAAAAGAAAACTTACAGAAAAACAATTAGAAAATCTTGCCAAAGGTCGTGAAAAAATGAGATTAAAAAGAGAAGAAGCAAAAAAAAAAGGTGAAATTAAAATGGTAAAAGCAAGTGATAAAGGGGCAAAAGAACAACAGAAAGAAACTAAAAAGAAACATAAAGAAAAACGTAGAACTTTAAAAGAAATTAATAAAGAAAAAGAAGAACAATTATTAGCAAGACTTGAAAAAGAAGAAGCAGAGACCAATAATAAAAAACAAATAAGGGAGGATTTATTCCAAACACTTAAATTGAAATGTTTAGAAAAAGCAAGTTCTGTAAAAGATTATAACGAAATTAAACAAGCACTTGACGGTATAGACAATGAAACTTTACATAATGACGAAAAATTAAAAACATATGCTTTAAAGGTAATGAAACCTTACATAAAAGAAAAAGAACAAAAGGCAAATTTACAAACAGAGGTTAAAGAATTATAATAAAAAATATTATATAATATTATATTGAAATGCCAAAAAGTAATAAAAAATCCAAAGCAAATGAAGATTTAAATATATATCCTATAAAAATTGACGACGATAAACTTAATAATGGTGGAGACGGTAATAATTACCCTTTAAATAATCCAGTTCATTTACATTTAATTTGTGGCAGAGTAAAAAGTGGTAAATCAGTTTTACTTAATAATATGTATCTGTCTTCACGTTTTTTTGGCGACGAATACAAAACTAAAATACTTATATCAACAACGGCACATAATGACGCCATTAATAAATTTATGTTAGAAGATTTTGATTTTATCTTTACCGATTACACAGACGAATTATTACAAGAAATTATGGATATTATAAAAGAAGACGAAGGCGACGGTAGATTTTTAATTATATTTGACGATATTATAAATAGTGGTCAAGGTTTTAAAAGAAGTGGTAAAACGGATTTATTAACACAAATAATAACAACATACAGACATATTGGTAATGGTGAATTTGAAGGTAAATTGGCAATGGCAATTGCTGTTCAATATTTTAAATATTTATCACCAATAGCAAGAAATAATTGTAGTGGATATTATATTATGGGTCATTTTCCCGAAAGTGAAGTTAAAAAAATGAGTGAAAGTTTGTCTATTTTTGGCAGAGACGATAAAGGATTTAGACATATATATAAACATTCAAGACAAAAACCATATGACTTTTTATATTTATCAATAGAACATATGGAGGCACGCAGAAATCATAATGAATTATTATGGAGCGAAAAAGGTGGTTTTACCTTTAATCGTGATAAAAATGATAATTTAGATATGGATAATTTAGACACAGATACTAAATTAGAAACTATTGAAGAAAATAATGAATAATATTATTAAAAAAAATATCTGTATTATTTATATACAATGTCTTATTTTGATAGTTTAGCAAGTTGGCAAAATGGAGCAGACGCAATACAAACACACCAGCAAGCAATAGAACAAGAATATAAAAATTCAAAGGCGAATGATATAGAACAACAATTTGACCAAGTTGATAAATACTTACAAGAAGGTGGCGGCGGACTTACGGGACTTGCGGCGGGTTTTCACGTAAGCAGAAAGATTTACCAAAAAATTAAAACAAGTCAAGCAAAAAAGAAAGCATTACGAGAACAACAAGAAGCAGAACGAAACGGTAAAGGAAAAGGTCAAGACCTTGAAAATGAAGGTGATAAAGCACCAAATGAACACAATGGGCAACAAAATGGCACAGAAGGTATTGAAGACGATTGGGAAGACGGTGGGGACTTTGGATTTGGTGATAGTAAAAACCCTAATAAACCACCCGAAACTGACGAAAATTCACCCGATAGTTCAACCAATGATAATGACGGAACACCCGCAGAAGAAGAAGACGAACCCGAAGAAGAAGATTTTGGATTTGGTGATACAGAAAATCCAAATGTGTCAAAACCTTCACCACCCGATTTAGACGACGCACCCGAACCCGACAGCGGTGGAGCGGCACCCGAACCCGAAGAAGAAGAAGAAGAAGACGAAATACAACCAGCAGAACCAACAAGACCAGCACCCGCACAAGCGGCAGAAGAAGAAATAGAACCAGCAGAACGTTCATTGGGACAAGGTGATTTAGTAGAAATGGACGGAGGTGGAACAAGAGTTGGACAGACCGCAAATGACGTTGCCGCAAGTGCCGAAGATAATATTAGAAGTGCGGCGGACGGTGGTGCCGACGCAGCAAAAACCGCATTAGGTGGATTAAAAGAAAGTGGAGCAGACGCCCTTGAAAATATTGCCTCAAAAGGTAGTGATATTGTTGGACAAGGATTAAGTAAAGTAGCAAGTGTTGGAAGTAAAGCAGCAGAAGTTGGGGGTGATTTAATTTCAACTGGATTGGATACAGCAAGCACAGTGCTTGATTTCTTGGGACCCGTTGGTGAAGTAGTAGGAGCGGGTATTATGATTGGTTCATTTTTTCACGATTTATTTGGACATAAACATAAAGACGCACAAGAAGAAGCAGCACAGAACGCCAAAGGGAATATTTCACAAGCAAGTGGTATATCAACCACAAGTATGGCGGCAGCGTCTGTTAAATCAAATGTAGTTGGAACATTAGTTTAAATATTTGTCAAGTGGTTTTTTATTTAAATATTCTCTTTCATAATTTCTATTAAAATTTATATCATTTTCTTTATCTTTACCAATACGGCACGACGCTTCTGTTTTACATAAATAAGATTTACATTTACATTTAAAATTTTTCAACCATTTTCTTAATGTTTTTAACATTATACTTATATTAAGGATATATTATATTTTAGTGGCAACCAACTCGCAATTCTATTGACTTATAAGTTAATAAGATTACAAGTTGGTTGCTCTTTTTTTGTCATAACTTTTTTTTAAAAAGTTAAGTAAAATATAAATGTTAATTTTCTAATTTTTAATATATTGTCATATTATATACAGAATGAACGTTAATTTAATTTCACCTCTCTCAAATGGCAACAATTATTCTATAAGATTTAAAGAAGACGTTATTATACCCGAAAATTCAAGTGTTTATTTAAATTTTGCTTCACTTTCAAGACAGAGTGATATAGAATTATTTGAAGACCAAACAATAACTTTTCATTTTGCTGAAAATGAAGTAAGACCAACTAATATACCAACACAACCTTATGACAGTAATGCCGTGCCCGTGGCAAATCCAACAATTACTATACCCGCTGGCACCTATTCTTATCAAAGTTTATATAAACAAATGACAAATAAAATTCAAGCAATGTTAGACGACCCAAATAATTCGGGTAATTTAGAATTTTACAGAGCAATTAAATTAAGTGATATAGACCAAACTAACACACAAATTATAGAAGGAGAAATTGACGTATCATTAGGACTTATAAGAAAAACCGTTGGAATTGATACATTTGCTTTACACCCAACACATAAAAGAAACGCAGACCAAGCGGACGTTGGAGACGACGAAACGGTATATAGAAATACACAACCACAATTTTTAGACGCAAATGGACAAGTAAGTTATGATAATTATGCCTTATCTTCAAAAAAATACTGGCACGTTGGATATAATGATAATACACCAATTTCAAAATTAAATTTAATTTCATTTGAAACAACACAGACTATGGCAGAAATTAATGCCGCAAATGGTTCTGTCGCAATTGGTTTATATTCACAAAATATAGCAGACGGTATTAATGGGTCAAATGGTAATTATCCAAAAGATAGTAGTAATAGAACTGGTGGAAATGGTGCCACAAGTATTGGAGGACAAGGAGGGGCACAGAACCCGCAAGTATTACCAAATACCAATTCAAGACAACATTTATGTGCTCATATTTTATTAGAAATTGACGGTAGAGGGGCACACCCTTACGCTTGGATTGGTTTTGCTCAAAGAGGTCAAAATTATGCGGATAGTGCTTTACAGAGTTATAGAAGTTGTAATGAAAAAACGGTGGTAATGAAAAAAGCAATTAATAAAAGATTAGACAGTTTTTTTGGTGGTAATGAATGGAATGGTGGAAATATGACATTTAGGGGGGCAATACAGACATATTATGAAATGGAGGATTTAGAAAATAAAAGATTATATTGGAGAATTCTTTGTTTAAATAAAGTTGCCGATATGGATAAATCAGTTGAAGAAAATGCGGGTTGTATATTATATGATAGTAGAACAGCAGCAACCAATACAACATTTTTTCCCGATAGTTTCTTTTTATCACCAACTGAATTATTAGAAAGCACTAATGTTGATTATTTATGTGGTAAATTTGATATAACACCCGACCCACCCACAATATATACGGGACCAAGTGGTATTTTAAATCAAGCGGGGGTTGCCACATATGGTGCCCATAATACAGCAGATAAAACAAATGGTGCTTATACAAGGATTACACCAGCAAGAATAGCAAGAAAGAACGCAGACGGAATTTACCAAGAAACAACTAATACCCTTGGTAATTTAAAATTAGATTTTACTATTGCGGGTGGAACAGTAGATATAGCAACTGTTCAAAGGTCGCCAGCGGCACCCGGGGTTGCCACACATTCATTTAAAATTAGAATAGGGGACTTATTACAAATACCGACAACTAATGGAATTGGTGGCACAGAAAATACTTGGATTGAAGTTAAATCACAAACGGGAGATTTAAGAACAAATAAATATAATTCACAAACACCTTTTAATGTTATTGTTGGAGCAAGTATAGCAGACGGAGGATTTACCGAAATATCTTACCCAAGTTATACAGAAAATAATACAAAACCACCAACCCATATTCAATCATATAATATGACCGCAACCGAAGAATTATCACGTTATTTAGAATTAGTTAATACAGACGACCCAATAGAAGAAAGACAACATTTATACCCAAATACGGGGGACGCAATGAACCCTAATATAGTTCATTTAGAAAGTATGAACATTGATTGGAGAAATGAAAGTTATAGTATTTATATTAATGGATTGCCTATTAAGAATTATAAAAATAATGATAAAACAAGAAACGGAGGTTTTGCGAAATCTATTTTAGCAAATATACCAGTGCCTTTTAGTGATAGTCAAAGTTATAGCACACAGACAAAACAAATGATTACTTCAACTTATAAACCAAATTACCAAGTTGTTAATAATCTTTATAATAATGATATGACAACAAACCATTTTGAAGTGGAAATTAAAAAATTGGCAACAGACTTACCAGCAAAAGAAATTAAAAAATCAGTAATTAATTTTACTATAATGCCACCAGCAGACTATAAAGGAAATCTTAATAGTATTAAAGGTGTATATAATATATAGGCAACCAAGTCGTAAATCTATTGACTTATAAGTTAATAAGATTACAAGTTGGTTGCTTCTATTCTGTCTTTATTTTTTTTAATATTTTAATGTTTATATATTGTATATAACAATGTATAAAAAACAAAAATCAAAACCCGTAAAAAAGGGACGACAATTAAAATTACCAATTTCAACCAAACAAGAAGTTAAAAATGAATGTTTAAATACAATTAATACAGAAGAAACAAAAAAATGTATAAAGAAGCAAAAAAAGATTAATATAGAGAATATATTTAATAAAAAAAAATAAGTTAATTTATTTTAGATTAATATTTAATAAAAAAATATATATTAATAATATATACAATGACTTCACTAAATGATTTAACCAATTATGACACGCCTTTACAACCAAATTCAATAGATATAAGAACAGAGTATTTAGAACCAATTTCACAATCCACATACAAATATACTTTTAGATTAGACCAATCGGGATATTTAGATACTAACAGTATGTTGGTTTTTAAATTAAAATCCACTGGAACTACTCACGAATGTAGAACTAATATTTGGAATGGTGTTTTGGGTGGAATTAAACGTGTTATTTTTCAAGTTGGTGATAATATTATAAATGACGTTCAAGACGTTTATAAGTATGCTACTTTAAAAAATATGAATATGCCACCTTCAATGAGAAATGGATTTTTAGGACATTATTTAGGTAATCAATTACATTTGGCAACACAGAGAGACGCCGACGACCAACCAATTGACGCACTTAATACTTATGCCGAAGAAAATTCAAGCACTGTTGGTAGTGTTTGTGTAAATCACGGAAGAAGCGGACTTGATATGGGTAAAAATCTTAATGCTGGTGCCAATCCAGTTGTAAATTCGTGCCCTATTGGCACAGATACTGCTGGAAATCACCAGTGGGGAATTACTCTTGGAACTTTATTACCCGCACTTAAAGGACAGAAAATACCATTATTTGTTTTTGATAAACAGAGAATTTTACTTACATTTGAATTTAATACAAGTGATATATACTGTAATTCAACCAAAGACGCAAATGTTGCTTACGGCACCAACGGCGGCACTGGTATTGCTGCTGCTGGTGAAATTGTGCCCGCCGAAGTGCGATTGGTTGTAGATTATTTAGTAATGCCAAGCGACGTTCAAAACCAAGTTTTAGAACAAACACGTAAGCAAGGTGGATACAGATTAGAATTTTATGACGTTGTTAATGTTGAAAAAAATATACCACAAGGAACAAATGGACAAGAACAAAGTGTTGAACACAGAATAGGACAAAATAATAGAGAAGTTCATAATATTATTATGTGGAAAGAAGTTGCTGGTAGTTCTATGAATGCCGCTGCTGCCAATCAACAAGGTGGTTTAGCGTCAAGTAGAAGAGGACAAGCACTTATGGTTGGACAAGGACAGAAGTGTCAAGGATATGGTAAAGAAGAATTTAATTGTAATATAGACGGTAGAGACGAATTTGACCATTTTGTATATTCACCATTAAGTCAATATAATGAATTGTCAAATGTATTAACAAGTGATTTACAAGTAAGTAGAAGTCAATATGATTGTAGTGATAATACCGCACAGAGTTCTTTATCAACATTAGAAAGTGGATTATTAGGAACTATGAAACCATTAGGACTTTCATTAAGAAACGGAGAACCCCTTGTTGTTGGAGGTGGAAGACAGATTGGTAATTATCCAATTGTGTGGAAATGGAAAAGACAATGTCATAATGCCGTAGTTTCAAATTGCCCAAGAGACGACCACTCTGTTAAATGTAATTACTTTATTGAAGTTTCACGTGTAGCAAATATTTTAAATACTGGTAATGGAATGTCTGTTGTTGTTTCTTATTAATTTTGTCAAAACTTTTTTTAAAAGTTTAATATAAATGTCAAAAATAAATAATCCAAAACTTTATGAAAAAGTTAAAAAAGAACTTTATAGTGAAATGCCAAAACACAGTGCTTATAGAAGTGGTTTATTAGTTAAATTATATAAAAAACGTGGTGGCACTTATAGTGGAGAAAAACCAAAAAAAGGTTTAACAAGGTGGTTTAAAGAAGATTGGAGAACAGAAAAAGGTAAAAAAACTTATAAAGAAGGTGGAACTATATTTAGACCAACTAAAAGAATAACAAAAGATACACCAAAAACTATGAATGAATTAACACAGAAAGAAAAACAAAAAGCAATAAAAGAAAAAAAGATTAAAGGAAGAGTAAAAAAATATTAGTATATATTAAATAAAATGGATAAAACCTTATATAAACCTTTTAAATATAAAGGAAAAGGTAAATTTAAATTTAGTGTATATGTAAAGGGAACTAATAATAAACCAAAATTAATTCATTTTGGACATAAAGATTATAAAGATTTTACACAACATAAAGACCAAAAACGCAGAGCAAATTATTTAGCAAGAGCAAAAGGAATAAAAAATAAAGAAGGCAAATTGACTTGGAAAGATAAAAACACAAAAAATTATTGGTCTGTTCATTATTTATGGAAAGGTTAAACGGCAACCAACTCGCAAGTTTATTGACTTATAAGTTAATAGATTTACAAGTTGGTTGCCGACTTTATAATAACTATTATAAAACTATTTCTTTTTAAAATTTTCTTATATTTAAAGTATATTATTATTATTAAAAATATAATAATATATTATATTGTAATGTCAAACACCTTTTATATAGACGCCAACCGAAGTAATCAAATAAATGTTGATACAGATAATAAAAATGAATGGACGTATAAATTGAATACAGAAATGAAATTGCCAAAAGGCACTAATATTGAACTTCAAACAAGTTTTATTAATAAACAAGGTATAACGGGTGGTTCAATTGAAATTGAAGAAGATATTGTTGAAAAAGTATCATATACATATTATATAACAGAATGCCCACAATATGCCCCCGTTGCTTCTTGGACAGACGCAAAAGAAAGTTGGATTAGACCAACGTTATTATGTAATGGCAATACATTTAGAGGTAATTTTTTACCGCCTATTACTGGTGCCGACGTTGCGGAAATTGTAAGTAATGACTGTTTTGGAACAACCGCCGCCACATTTACTGGAAAATATAAAGACCCTTATTTTGCCTCAATGGGTGGTTGTAATCAAATTTTACCATTATGTAGTTGGCACGTATCACCGCCCGTGCCGCCCGAAACAGATAATGAATATCATATTACACCACAAATATTTGAAATAAGTATTTTTATACCAAAAGGAACATATGGTATTGGAGAATTAGGACAAATGGTAGAAGACCAATTTAATGGTCTTTTGTATTATAACGTGCCATTAAATAAATTAGAAAGAGTGAATGACACAATGACAAGAGCAACCGAAGAATATGAATTAGCAGATAGAAATGCCTTTACTGGACAACCTTGGAACCGACCATTTTTAAGACCTTGTGATATAGTGCCACGTAATTTTAGAACGGATTTTACAGAACCACAACTTGGAAACGAGGCAGTTGATTGTTTTTTTAATATGAGAAATTACAATGATTTAATGTATTATTTAAAATATGAAAACACCACAACACAAGGTAATGATTTATTTAATTGGTTTTATATGAGAGGAAACCCCGACCAAGAAATAGACAGAACCAATGACCCACAAGGAAAACAAATTAAACCATTTTATTTTATAATGGAAAATTATGATACTGGAACAGATATAGCACCATATAGTGAAGGGCACGTAGCAGACGACGCAAACACACTAAATGCTTATTATTTATATCAATATTTAGATTTTAATGCTGGGGCAAGGAACAGATTAGTTGGAACAAGTAATTTCTCATTTAAATATGATACAGAAAAATCGGGTTTTTCTTTAAATGGTCTTCATAATGTAAAAAGGGGAATGTCTCACGATAGATTTGGTGATAAAAATGAGGCAAGCGGACAACCTATTATAAATTTTAAAAAAATTGCTCGTGATACATTACAAGGTGCGGGTTGGACTGGTGGCGACGCACAGAAAAAAATTAAACAGCAAGTTGTAGGTGCCTTAAATACGCCCGAAACAAGAACGGGTGGAATTATGATTTTAAATTGGTCTGTTGATAAATCAAGAGAAAATCAAACTGTTAATGCGAATTCAATTCAAACACATAATTGTATGAGATTTCAAGATTATTATGAAAATGATAATGAAGGTGAAAAAATATGGAAACAAACTTTATGGTCAAAATTAGGTTTTAGTTATAAACAATGTTGTAATGAAAGTAATTATGGTTTAAATAGTGTGTATAATTTGGGTAGAATAAGAGATTATGGTTTTACAACAAACAGTGATATTACAAATGATATTATACCAACAATTTCAACTTTAAATAATCCTTTAACATTTAAACCAGCGGGTGCCAGTGTAGATACAGCGGGTTTTCAAAATTTTGATTTAATGAATTTTGCCATACCACCACTTGATATACTTGCTTCACCCCAAGGTATGTATGCGAACAGTGAATTTTGTAGGGCAACTAATATACAAGCAATTATTAGCGACGTTGGTGGAATTGTAGCAGATAAACTACCAATTTTATCAAAACACGCTTATTATTTAATAACTTGTGATTTATGTGATAATTATAAAGATAATGTTAAAAAAGGTGATATTTTACCACTTTTAGGAATTGTGCCGAAATCTTCTTTAAGTAATCAAGATTTTATTGTAGCAGAAAATCAAATTGTTCAAGTTCTTTCACAAGATAAAATTATAAATAAAGTTCATATTAAAATATTGAACCCCGATTTAACAGCACCCGATATTGGTGATAATAGTAGTGTTGTTATAAAAATTACATTACCAAATAAAACCGATATATCATTATTAGCACCAAAGGTAAGTAAAGAAGTATTGGCACAACAGATTGCGGAAGTTGGCAACTAACTCGTAAGTTTATTGACTTATAAGTTAATAGAATTACAACAAGGTTGCGAAAATAAAATATTATATAACATTATATTAAAATGGAATTTCACCATAGAAAGCACAATAAGGCAGTATATAGAAATACAGCACAAGCAATGAAAAGAAACAAAAATACAATGTATAAACCCAAATCAGTTGGCGGAATTGGTATGAAAAGTGGCGGGTGCGGGTGCGGTTGTCAAATTAAAACCAGTAGTAATCATACAGACCCAATGCCGTCAAATGTTAAAAAAAATACTCCAAAACCACCACCAAAATTAGTTTTTGAAAAACCCAAAAAACCAAAAGTAGAATATAAAAAAAATCCAAACAGTAAAATATATTTCTAATATTATTCTAATCATTATGTAAAATTAATAGTAATGCCGCCGTTGCCTCCTCCTCCACCATTTAAATCCAATACAGAACTTTCACTTTTTGTTTTTTTTAATTTTTTGTATTTCTCCATTTGCGTGGCGTCATATGTTTGACCCATAAAATGAGCAGTTTTTTTATTATTTTCAATAGAGTTATTTAGTGATAAATAATATGTAAGATATATATGACGTAATAAATTCACAGATAATTCTTTACCCACAATTTTTCTTGATATATATTTTAAAGTATCTGTTATATTGGATTGCGTCATTATTTTTTTATCTTTATTTATTAAAAAAGTTGTATTGCTTTTTTTATTAACAAAATTGGCACGTCTGTCAAGATATATACCAATTATTTTATCTAATTTACTATTATTTATTTTATGATTTATTTGACCAATAAATCGTGAAGTTTTATATTGATTAAAGACTAATGAATAACTTGTTGTTTCATTTTCATTATGAACCATTAAATAATTATATTTTTTATCTAATGAAGAACCTTTACGGGTTTTCTGTATTCTAATTACCATATCTTTATAATTACCAATTCTTGTAGGTGGTAAATATATATATAATGCCAATAACATAAAGTTTCTTATAACACTAAATTTATCATAGTCTGTGCCACCATTATTAATAAAACCTTCAAGTGTATAATCATAAAATTGGTTCATTTTATCTTTTAAATCTTCATAATCAATCCAATTTTTACTTTCATTCTCTGTCATTTCATTTTTCTCTTCTTTTTCTTGTTTAGTGGCACATAATTTCTTTAATTCTTCATTATATGTGTTTTCTAAATCACTTTTACTTTCACCACTATCTTCTTTAAATCTTATGAAAAGTTTAATACCCATTAATGTTTGAATTTTGGTATTTAAAGAGTATGTATCCATATCTGTCATAATTTGTTTAATATTCATAAAATCTTTTTTAGATAAGTCATTAATGTCTTTTTGTGTTATTTTTTCTAATCTAATTATGTTAAATCTCATAGTGGAATAGGTGGAAGCAGACTTATTTGGGTTTTTATCCATAAAGTAGTTTATTATATCTTGAACCGAAATCATATTTATATATATAAGTTAATATAATATAATAGTTTTAAATAAAAATCGCAAATATATTGAAATAGTATATGAATGAAATAAATGAATTAGAAATTGATATTGATAGTGTCCAACAAGTTAGAAACATAACAGAACAGAAGTATTTAGAACTTGCCGAACAAATGAAAGAGATTGTAGAGGAAAAAGATAGACAATTAATAAAACAGACAAGAGCATTAAACGATTATAAATATACAATATATAAAGTTTTTGGTATATTATCTTTTTTAGAGGATATTGTAAATGAATGTGAATTAGGCACATTTGAACAGACATTTGAACATAATTTAAATTATATTAATAGTCAAATAAGACAATTATTAAATATAGGGCATTGATTATGAGTTTTCTTCTCAACTGAGCAACCAACTCGTAAGTTTATTGACTATAAAGTTAATAGAATTACAAGTTGGTTGCCGCTTTTTCATACTTCTGTGTAATGGGGTTCAATAGTCATTTTTTATTACTTCTTGTATTTGGTTTTTGGTCATAATCCCTTTGGTCATTTCCTTCTATTTCTTTTTTTAATTCAAGATTAATTTTATTAGTAATTTGCTGTTCATTTCTAATAAGACACCTTCGCAATATTTCAACACATTTTTTTGGATTATGAAGAACTAACATACGACGAAGCATAGCACAGTCTTCACAATAAGATTTCCAAAATCCTTCTCTTTCGCTTTCTTCACAGAAACTACAAATTGCCATTATGTATATATATATACACAATAAATTAATTTTCATTAAATTTATTATTAGAACTATCAATAAGATTAACTTTTTTTAAATATCCAAACAATTGAATATTTATTTTATTAATACCAGTAGGGGCAATTTTGGTTTTACCAGTAATAGTAAGTCTTTGTTTGGCGGTAATTGTCAAATTTACTGTGCTTTCAAAATCTTGTGTTGATTTTAATTGAAACTTTTTTAAAGAATGTTTTACTAATTGATTGGTTCCGTTGCTGTCTTGGTTCCACGTATGTGTATTTATATATAATTCACTTTCGTCTTCACATTTAGAAGCAATTGTGATTTTATCAATTAATAGAACATAAGCATTTGGCACACAGTATTGTGGATTATGAGAAATACCCATTTCAATTGGTATTATACAAGACAAATCTGTTGCCAAAACATTGTATAAACTGATTGTGCCCGCATTTGTATAAATTCCATTGGCATTTGTTTCAATAATTTTAGCACTATTTACTTCACTTGCTTGAATACCACATAAAATTTGTGTTTGACCATTTAAAATTTGTATATGTGTTTTTCTGTCAAAGGCATTATCTAAATAATCAATTTCAATTTTATGAGCACCCAAAGCACCAACCATATCTTGTGCCGAACTTGACTGAACAGATAAAGAATTTGCCCCACTATGTGTTTCACCACTATGAAAATATCCATTTGTTTGTATTCCGTCGTCATATAAAAGATATTCAGTGGTTCCAAGAGAACCATTTGCCGTCATTTGCCAAGTTTCAATATCTGTATGTCTTTTTTCTTGAACATTTATTTTATAGTCATTAATTACTTTTACTAATAAACCTTTATCAACATTATCAATTAACTGGTCATTAACTTCGTAATTATCTACTGGTATATTATTTACAGAAGATTTTAATGAATAATACATATCATTTAATTGTGAGGTATTAACCAATTGAAAAATAATATAAGAACCTTTACAATTAAATATTTTATTCAAAGAATTATCAATAGAACCGATTTGTGAAACATTTACTTGAATATTATAAAGTAAAGTCATATCATTAATATTATTTGTATAATTTGGTGTTCCAACATTAAATTCACGAAAATCTGTATGACCTTGCCAAACTTTAAGATTAAGTTTTTTTGTTGTATCTGTAAAAACATTTTGCCAACATTTAAATTGAACATTATATGAATTTGAATTATAAGTGTTTATAGAACCTAAAAATTGTAAGTTTAGTGAATTAGTAAAATCGCCAGTTTTTAACAGATAATTACTCATTACAATATAATATTATATTATATTTTTAATAAAATGTTTAATCCATTAAATAATATTTTAAAGATAAATAAATAAAAATAAAATATATATTATTAATATATACAAATGTCAAATCCAGCAGCAAATCCAGTAGTTCAAAACGCTCAAACAAACAATGCTAAATACTTGTCTATTATACCCGAGAATGGCACAGAATTCAAATCGGGTCAAAAGGTAGTTTTTAATATAGACCCTTCTGTGGGTTGGATAAAAGGTAGAGATAGTTATTTAGTATGGGATATATTAAATGACGCCGCAACACCATTAAAAATGGCACTCAAACAAGGTGGTATAAGTTCTGTAATGAAACAAGTTAATATTTTTTCACAACATAATGGAATGCTTTTAGAAAGTTTAGACAATTATAATCAGTGGTGCCATACTGAACTTCAATACAGACACGACGATACAACTAATCTTTGTAATATTGAAGGTGCCGCAACTTTTATTCAATCACAAGTTGGTTTAACCCCCGACCCCAATGTTGTTTCTTATAAGAATTTTTATAATTCATATCACGAACCCGCTTCACACAGATTAACGCAAAATGACGACGATAATAAGGCAACTATTACAAGTGTAAGATTTTGTTGTCCATTAAGAGCGGGTATTTTTAGACATTGGGATACAGAAAGTTTAGTGCCTATTTTACAAATGGGTGGATTACGTATTGAAATTGTATTGGCACCACCACAAGAAGTTGTTGAATTATGTATGATTGGTAATGGTATTAAAACAAATGGTGCTGTTGTAAGCAGTTTGGATTATGGAATGAATTTAGCAGTTCAATGTCTTGGAGAAACTACTAACGATACAATCGCAACAGATACAAAAATTATTATCGCAAGTGATAGTATTAATCCACAAGAATGTGGTTTATTAGTTGGACAACCAATTAGATTAGGAACCACGGCGGGTGCCGCTCTTGCCACTGTGCTTGATACTTTTATTGAAGCAATTACTATTGGTAGAGGTGATTGTGTTGAGATTGAACTTGGTGCCGCCGTTGGTGCCGTAGTGGCGGCGGGTAATTTAGTTATTTTAAATACCGCCGCACAGATAAATGCGGCAACCTCATATAAAATTACTGGTTGTGAATTAAGAGTATTACAAGAAATGCCACCCGATAATAAACCAAAAAGTGTGGATTATGTATTTACTTCATATGATTTATTTAGAGATACTATCCCACAATCACAGACAAGTTTTAATGCCGATATTACTTCTGTTGCTTCAAAGGCAGTTTCATTATTTACTTTATATGAAGACCCCCAATATGACGGTGCCACAACTAATACAAATACTTATTATTCGGGTTTGACCCCAAGTGAAGTTGGTGTAAATATGAATTCTGTTGTTTATTTTATTAATAATAAATTGTATCCATTAAGGGCGTATAACCCCGATAGATTTGGAGATAGAATTATTAACCAAAATGAAGTAGTAAAGGCGTTTGGCACATTATCATTTCCAGTAAAATGTCTTGGTTCAACTGTAAATTGTGATTTAGGACAATATACAAACAGATATTGCCACGCAAGAGAATTGGCACGTGGTAATAGTGTATTTAATTTACAGAATGCTGAACCACAGATAAGAATTGGATTTAGTGCTTCAAGGGGTCCCGATAAATTTGCTAATCAAATTGGCAATATTAGAATGAATACATATTGTTTTAGTAAAAAAATCTTACACATTGACGCAGAAAATGGATTATCATTAGAACATTAGAAACATATAGAAATATTTGTTAAAACTAAATAGCAACCAACTCGTAATCTTATTAACTTATAAGTCAATAGAATTACAACTTGGTTGCCACTTTTTTTTCTGTGTATTTTTATTTATTTTATTTTAAGATTAATATTTATTAAAAAAAATATATATTAATAATATATACAATGCCGTCAAAGAAGTTAAATTTTTCGCTTTCACCATTAAATGATAATCCCGTATCTGTTGCCGCCAATAACGCAATTTCACAAGGTTATACACACAAAAATGGATTTCCAACTATTAAATTTTCAATACCCGCACAAGACGTATTATTAGACGTGGGTAATCTTTATTTAAGTGGTCAAATGATTGTATTGGATAATGCTGGTGCCACACTTTCAACCAATGCCACTTCACAAGCAAATTACAATGCTAATAATGATACTGCTACTATTGCTACACAGAATTGTATAAATTATTCAAATTGGAATGGTGCCGCAAGTGTTATAGATAAAGTTGTTATACAATCTAAAAAAACACAAACAGAACTTTCAACAATAATTAATTACAGTGGATATAATGCTTTAACAATGGGTCATACTAATAATGAAGAGGATTATTTACATTCACCTTTATTAAGAAATCTGTGTGCTGGTATTAATGACGGATTTGTTAAAAGAAAATTAATTAATTCACCAACCACTACTGCTTCAAGAGTTGCTAATTACAATGATAAATTTGTTGGTCAATTCTTTTCATTTAAATTAGACGTTGCCTTATTAAAAAGTCAAATGATACATTTAGGCAATGATTTTTCGGGTGGATTACTATTAACTTTACATTTATCACCCGATAGTGCTGTATTTCATTCACGATTTTCAAAAGTAAATGCTGGCACGGGTCCCGCTCTTGCTGTATCGGGTGTTCAGTATGTATTAAAGAATGTTAAATTAGAAGGTAAATATGCCATACCAACAAAACAAGATTTACAGAACTATAATCCCGTAATTACAATGAATTCAAGAGTAAATTTAATGAATGATATTGTTTCAAGTGAAAATTGTAATACTTATACACCACAATTACAAATGGTTAAAGGTGTTGTGAATACATTTTTAGACGACAACCAACAGAACAATTATTTTCAAAATCAAAATAATTTCCGTGTGCCAGTTGGTTTAGAAAAATATATGGCAGCAAAGAATAATCTTCGGTTCCCTAATGAATTTGATACACAGATTAAACCAAATTCTCAATCAAGTATAGAAAATGAAGTAAGTGGTTTAGTTGCCAACGTTGCCACGGCATTGGGCGATTTTTCACAGAATAGTGAAATGGGTGGGGCACATAATGGTGATAGTGAATTACGATTACAACTTGGCAGAGGTATTACTGGTGGTATTTTACCTTCACATACAAGTGCCACATTAGAATTAAGTAATATGAATTTAGCAGCACAATATGACGCAGACCAAGCAACAAGTGCCACTGAACAACGTGGTGATAATACTGTGCCCGATTTACTTGGTATTGCGACTGATTATAGCAATAACATTGGTCAATTACAGAATTTTGTAAATCAAGATTATGAACTTAAAGTATCAAGTGGTGTCAATACTGGACGTGCCAATTTACCAGTTGGACGTTCAAGTAAGATTAGTGTTCAAGAAACTTATGTAAGGAATTTTAGTCAAATTGATTTAAGAACTTTACAGAAAGTTCAGTAATTTATTATTTTTTTTCTATTTTTATTTATCCGTTATTAAATTTTAATTAAAAAAATTAAAATATTCTGTAATAGTATAACAATGCCCAAACCAAGAGTAATCCCCAATAAGAAACTTAAATGTTTTATGCGAGTTGCGAAGAACGGTGCCACTTATAAGACGTGTGCCAAACCCGAAGGAGATAAGAAACCAAAAACCCAAGTAAGAGATAATCCAAGAGTAAGAAACAGAAAGAAACCAATAGTTCGTGCTTATGAAAATGCTGACGCAAGAAAGGCGGCAGCACGTGCCCGCAACCCGCCCAAACCAAAAAAAGGTGAAGAAGGATATGTAAAGAAAAAAGCAACAGATAGTCAATTAAGTGCTTTGGCGAAAGGTCGTGCTGTAAGAAATGAGAATGTTAAGGCGTTAAAAGAAAATCCAACCCCCGCAATGCTTGCCCGAGCGTTAAAAAAACAAGAAGCAAGCGACAGACGAATTGCGAAAGCGGAAGCAGCGGCAGTAAAGGCACAAGAGAAAGCAGCACTAAAAGCAGAAAAAGAAAAAGGTAAAGCAGTTGTAAAAAAGATTAAAAAATTAAAAATAGTGAAAAAAAAGCAAGCGGGAACCAGCACCAGTGCCAGTGGTAAAAAAACTAAACTCTTTTTTAAGAAAGGCAGAGAAAACAAGTAAATTTAATTTAAAGAAAATATATACAGATTATAGAATATGATTTGTAGTATAGATAAGATATTAGATTTAGGATTAAACAGTATAAATAGTCCAATTGAATTTAGAAATAGTATTAAAAGTTTTTTTTATTATGGTAATACTTTTTATTCATATAATGAACCTATTGGTTTTCATTATGTAAAAGATAGTGGTGAATTAGGATTTAATGTATATGGTAAAACAGCAAAATATGGTCATTATTTTTCACATACAACTTCAAAACATATAGGTTGGTTAATACAGAAGTTAATGATAAGTGATTATAAGGATAATTGGAATTTAATAGACCTTGCTGGAAATATAATATCATTAGAAGGAAAAAAGGATAAAGGTTCTGTATATAATGGTTCAATAGATTGTCCAATTTGTTATGATAATTTTGATAAAGGTATTAAATTACATTGTGGTCATATGTTCTGTAAAGAATGTATAAGTAAATGGTTATTAAATAATTCAAATTGTCCATATTGTAAGTCAAGTATCTATGTATAGATTATGACGAGTAAGTTGCCTTGGCGGCAACCAACTCGCAAATCTATTGACTATAAAGTTAATAGATTTACAACTTGGTTGCCGTGCTTCGCACTCTCACTCTGTTCGCAACCTTCATTCTAAATCTATTAATCTTTTACCTCCATAACTTCCTTTAATCTCTGTATAAATAACATTAAAATAAAAAATTGATTTAAAAAATGTTCGTGTATATTATTTAGTATAACCATAATGGCAACAATTCAAACTAACGTAAAACCAATTCACAATCTATATGATACTGAATATAATTACAATGAACAAATAAATATGGATACAGAGTTAGAAAAATCATTTGACGCAAATATTTATGCTGCCCTTCAAGAGGCAATGACAATTAAAACAGACGATATGGAAGTGGCGGATTTTAAAAATCTTGTTCTGTTTATTCTAAATGTGAAATGTGGCACGATATGATTTTATATTAGGATATTAAAAAATCAATTTAAACATTTCTGTATAAGTATTAGTATAAGTTAAAATGAGTGCTGAACATTATAAAAAGTTATATTTTAAAGAATTGAGGAAAAGCAAGTATGCTTGGGGTCAATATTTTCAAATTCGCAATCAATTGTTTGAGGTTCAAGATAATATATATACAGAAGTGAATGAAGTTCGTGAAGATAATGAAGATTTCAATGAAAGTCATAGTGAAACAAATGCTTTTTTAATGAAGTTCATTAGAGATTTATACAGTAAGGCAAAAGAGTGTGTTGAATGTCCTATTTGTTTAGACCATATTGACGCAGACGATTTAGAAACGACTGGTTGTGGTCATAATTTTCATAAACAATGTATTAATGAACAGAAAGATAATACACAAGAGAAATATATAAATTGTGCTGTATGTCGTCGTCGTATTTTTAAGTAAGCAACCTTCTCGTAATCTTATTAACTTATAAGTCAATGAATTAACAAGTTGGTTGCTCAATATCAACTAATAATTTAATCACTTATCTGTGTTTATATCAACTAATAATTAATTAAAAAAAAAATTGATTTAAATAATAATCTGTATATATATTATATCATATAAAATGGCAACCATTATTCAAACCCAAACTTCTTTTAATAATCTTTCAATGGCGGAAATTGAAGCAAATTACAAGGTAATGGCGGAAAGACTTGAAAAACGGCGTGAAACTTGCCGTAAATCAAGCAAACAGTATTATCATAAAACTTATAAATTAAAAAATGAACCAACAAAAGAACAAATCGCAAAAAACAAGGAACAGATAAGTAAGCGTGATATTTACCAAAAGACGTATTACGAGAAAAACAAGGATTTAATTAAACAAAAGCAAAGAGATTACAGAGCACGAAAACGTGCCGAAAAACTTGCCGCAATAGCAAGAGTTGAGGCGGATAAAGCAAAAGTTGCCGCTGAACTCTCTGTTGCTTGATTTACCAATATTTTAATAATTTAATATTTTTATACTTTTTTTTGATTTTTTTATATGGATTTTATTTTTATATTGAAATCTATATTATACTATTATAAATTAATTTAAACAATAAATTTTATATATAATTATACAAATATATATGGAAAATAATTTAATTTATTTGGGAAAAAAAAAATTGATTTTGAAAAAATCTCATATTCTCAACCATTAAAATCAACAATGAGTAAAACAATGATTGAAAAGCAAAAAAAGGAACTAATGAAACTTCTTAATAAAAGTAGTGAAGAAATGGAAGAATATTTTAAGGGGACTATGTATAGTTTCAAGTATCAAATTGAAAAAATGGGTGGTGATAATTTATTTAAATCTATTATGGATTTGGACTATGTGGATTTAGTAGAATATGAAAAAGAAGAAGATAATGTAGAAGATATTGTAGAAGATAATGATTTAAATGAACATTTGTGTGTAAATAAGAGTAAAGGAACTAAAAAATTTATGTGTTTGTGTGGTAAAGCACACCTTAAAAATCTTCATATATTTAAACATAAAAACGAGGAAAAACAATTTGTGATTGGTTCAAGTTGTATTCAACAAGTAGAAAAATTGAAAGATTTATATAGTGGAAATTTGGAATTAAAATCAAAACTTGAATTTATTGTAGGGCAATTGAAACAAAGTGAAAAAAAATTAACTCATAATAAGTGTCATAAATGTGGTGAATATGAAGTAAGTAGAAAGGAAAAGAAGACATATAAGAATGAAAAGTGTGAAAAATTATATTGTAAATCGTGTCTTTCTATTACAAAATGGAAGAATAAAATTCAATGTAAGTCGTGTTATGTGTCAATTTGGGCGGGTTGTAAATCTTCACCATATCAAAAAGAATATAATAGTGAGTGCCCTAAATGTTGGCACAAAAGCAATAAAAATGAAGAATGGTATAAAAGAAAGTATAATAGACCGGAGATTGCCGTGTGATTTGCTCGCAACCTTCTCGCAAATCTATTAACTTATAAGTAAATAGATTTACAACTTGGTTGCTCAATCTCAACTAATAATTTATATAAGTCATTATGATAAATACGCAGTTTAATTCGCCTATAATAAGCACTCTATATGAACTAATAAAAAATATTTATTATATTGATAAAGATTTTTGTAAAGACCCCTA